ATTAGTTCTTTTGCAACTTCTGCGGCAACATCTGGAAATACCGCACTATTTTGGGGTAGTGTAAGTTCTTCTACTTTCAATTCAGTAACAGGTGTTAGTACAAACGGTACAGGAACAATTACATTATACTCAGAAACATTTGGTGTTGGTAATTTAACAGGTGCAACTGCAAGTTCGTTATCCGCACAAACAACAAACGACCCTTGGTACTATGCATTATTTAACTATACTCATAATCCACCAAACAACAGTTACTATGGTGTTGGTTTTGGGGTTGCAATGTCAGGTATTTCATCAACACCATCTTCAGGTGTTTACTCAGGTACTGTTGCAGTTTATACCACAAATTATTCAGGTTCACCATACAGTGAATATGATGAAGTTGTTGTTGCAACTTTAAGGTCAAGAGGTATTTCAACATTTAGTTCTACTCAACACGGACCTTTATTTCAAGTTTCAGCAACTACAGGCGTTACAATGGTTTGCTCAGGTAATTATTCGGGAGTTACTAAAAACCCTAAAGCAACTTTCCTTATTACAGGAACAACTTATCAAAATACAAACTTCTCGTTTGAAACGTCGATGAACAGTCTAAGTCCAAACTTCTTAAGAAAAGTTTTTGGAGGAAGTAATTTTGGAAAAAGTAGAACAGATGTTCCAATTTTTGTGGAAGAAACCTATAGTTCACTACTTAATTATGGATATAACGAAGGAAAAATTAGAGGACTATATTGTGATTTAGTTGAATTACCTGGAGTTACAGACTCTAATAACTTGAACTATTCAGATAGTATCGCCTTCTATTTGGAGCAATACCAAACTCCTAAAACTCCTTATTTAGTTTCTGAATTACGTGGTAGTAGAGTATTTAACCTATTTAGATTTGTTTTAATATCTGATGGTAACGCGGCTAACACTTTAGTAAAATTATCGATAGCAAATATCTCATTCAATAACTTAACGTTTGACGTATTAGTTCGTGATTTCTACGATACAGACTCAAACGTTGTTGTTTTAGAAAGTTTCCGTGGTTGTTCTATGGACCCAAGTCAAAATAGTTTTATAGCTAAAAAGATTGGTACATCTAATGGTGAGTATCAAGTTAGGTCTAAATATGTTATGTTAGAAATGAACAACGATGCTCCGATAGACGCACTACCTTGTGGTTTTGAAGGGTATATTTCAAGAGAATACGCTAACGCTACACCACCATTTGTTCCTTACAAAACTAAATATTTTACACCTGGTGAAGTTGTTTATGACCCACCGTTTGGTAACACAAGTGGAGGAAACAATCAAGTAATTTCTTCGGGTGAAAATCCACGTTTAGCTTACTTAGGAATAAGTAATGGGATTGGCTTTGATTATGATTTTTTCCAATATAAAGGAAAACAAATCCCTAATAATTTGGCAACTGCAACAACTGGTGATGAGTGGGGATATAAAACAAAAGGTTTCCACTTAGATAGTGGAGCAACTATCGTTACTATATCATCAGTCTACGCAACGTCAGGAGAAAGTGCATTTTATGTAGGTGTTGGTTCATTTGACTCAGAACCTACTGATATTACAAACCCATACTATAAACTAAATACAAGAAAGTTCACAGTTTTACCTTATGGTGGTTTTGATGGATGGGACATTTATAGAGAATATAGAACAAACGGAGATACGTTTGCACTTGGTCAAACTGGTTTCATAAATGGAGCAGCAAGTTCAGTTACTTACCCAACCGCAACTGGGTGGGGAGCTTTCAAATCTATTTCAGGACCTAATCAAGAAAATTGGGCAAATACTGACTACTACGCATATCGATGGGGTCAAGATACATTCGCTAACCCTGAAAGAACGAATATAAATGTATTTGCAACACCGGGTATTGATTATGTGAACAATTCAAATTTAGTTGAAGACGCGATAGAAATGGTACAAATAGATAGAGCTGATTCACTTTATGTTTGTACAACACCAGACTTTAACTTATTTTTACCATCCTACGATGATATTTCTGAAGGATTAATATTCCCAACTGAGGCGGTAGATAATTTGGAACAAACGGGAATTGATTCAAACTACACGGCTACTTATTATCCTTGGATTTTAACATTAGATAGTGTATCAAACACACAACTTTACATACCAGCAACATCAGAGGTAGTTAGAAACTTCGCATTAACTGATAATATTGCATTCCCATGGTTCGCATCAGCTGGTTACACAAGAGGTTTGGTAAACGCAATTAGAGCAAGAAGAAATCTTACTCAAGATGATAGAGATACATTATATAAAGGAAGAATTAACCCAATTGCTACTTTTAATGATGTTGGTACAGTAATATGGGGTAATAAAACTTTACAAGTAAGAGAATCTGCACTAGATAGAATTAATGTTAGAAGACTATTATTACAAGCACGTAAGTTAATTTCGGCTGTGGCGGTTAGATTATTGTTTGAACAAAACGATGCAAAGGTTAGACAAGATTTCTTGGATTCAGTAAACCCAATATTAGACCAAATTAGAAGAGACCGTGGTCTTATTGACTTTAGAGTTCAAGTATCTAACACACCTGAAGACTTAGACTCTAACACTTTAACAGGTAAAATATTTATAAAACCTACAAGAGCGTTAGAATATATTGACATCGAATTTGTAATTACACCGGCAGGAGCTTCATTTGATGACCTATAAAAATAACAATATAAAAAAATGAAAATAGAAAAAAAAATAATAAAAGAATCTCTTGGTTATACAAACACAGGAAAAAAAACATTTTCTAATAAAAAACAAAATATTGTTTTAACTGAGAGTCAACTTGAAAAACTATTAGAAATACTTAAAAAGTAATGAATTTAAAAGGTTTGGTTAAAAGGGGAATTAAAAAATTCATAAAAGAAGGTTTTGATGAGGTAGGACGACCTGACTTGAAATATTATGCGTTTGATTGGGACGACAACATCATGTTTATGCCAACATCTATTATGGTTGTGGATGAAGATGAAAATGAAGTCCCAATGTCAACTGAAGACTTTGCGGAGTACCGAGAAAAAATTGGTTTCGAACCTTTTAATTATAGAGGTAAAAAAATCATAGGGTATGCTTTGGGGGCTTTTAGAAATTTTAGAGAACCAGGAAATAAAAGATTCATATTAGATTCTATGATGGCTAAAACAGGTCCAGCTTGGAAAGATTTTGTGGAGTGTATTAACGGGGGTTCAATATTTGCAATCATCACTGCAAGAGGTCATAGTCCTGAAACACTTAAAGAGGCGACATACAACCTTATAATGAGTAATAAAGAAGGTATTAACACTCGAGAGTTAGCGAAAAATTTAAATGAGTACAGAAAAATAGGAAACAAAGTGTCAAATGATACAAAAATTGAAGCATTATCACCATCAGAACTAAATGAATATTTAGACATGTGTGTTTTTGAACCGGTATCCTTTAATAAAGGAAGCGCATCAAACCCTGAAATAGAAAAATTTAATGCACTTAAAAACTTTATTTCTTATTGCAGAGACTTGGCAAAAGAATTGTCAAAAAATATGGAATTAAGGGGGACACCGATGTTTAAAAACGATGTTAATGCAAATCCTATATGGGAACCATTAATTGGTTTTTCAGATGATGACCTAAGAAATATTGAGAAAATATCTGAATTGTTAAATCAAGAATATGAAGAAAATCCAGTAAACTTATATTTAACTAAGGGAGGAGAAAAAGTTAAATACTAGGTTCTAGTTATAGAATATTTTAAAAAAAATAAAAAGTAAATAAAAAAAATTATTTTTAGATATTTATAAAATAAATAAAACAAACTTAAAACAAAAGATATGGCTGATTTATTAATGAAAATGCCCTTTCAGTATGAACCTAAAAGAAAAAATAGGTTTATCATTACTTTCCCTTCTTCTTTGGGGATTAACTCTTGGTATGTTGAATCCACGTCAAGACCAAAAGTTGAAATCAAAGAAGTGGAAATTCCATTTTTAAACACATCAACATATGTTGCAGGTAGATTTACTTGGGGTTCAATTGATGTTACATTCCGTGACCCTATTGGACCATCAGCATCACAAGCACTAATGGAGTGGGTTCGTTTACACGCTGAGTCAGTTACAGGACGTATGGGTTATGCTGCAGGTTACAAAAAAGATATTGATTTAGAAATGTTAGACCCAACAGGTGTGGCGGTTGAAAAATGGATATTACAAGGAGTATTTTTAACAAGTGTTGATTTTGACTCGTTAGGTTATAGTGAAGACGGACTTATCACAGTAAAAGCAACATTAAGACCTGACAGATGTATTTTAGTATACTAAAATAAAAATAAAATATATTACAATCCCATCTTTTCAGGTGGGATTTTTTATTTACATTGATTATTGTAAAACTATTTTTAAAATAAAAAACTATGGAGCAATCACAAATTTATGGACAAATGGATTTTAATTTACCACATGATGTTGTAAACTTACCATCAAAAGGCATTTTTTATAAACCAAAAAAAGAATCTTTAAAAGTTGGTTATCTAACTGCAAATGACGAAAATCTGTTGATGTCACAAAATACACCAAAAGAAGGGATTGTTGTTTCTTTATTAAAAAATAAAATATATGAACCTGGATTTGATGTTACACAACTTATTGATGTTGATGTTCAAGCGATACTAATTTTTTTGAGAAACACTGCGTTTGGTCCTGAATATAATTTTAAACTTAAAGACCCTGCGAACGGAAATGAATTTGATACTGCACTTTTAATTGATGAAATAAATTATTTAGGAGCGACACATAACCCAAATGAAGACGGTTTTTTTAAAACTACACTACCAAAATCAAACAGCTCAGTAACTTGTAAAATTTTAAACCTTAGAGAGGAAAATATAATACAAGAAATTCAAAACAACTACCCTAAAAATATGGTAGCACCCACAATTACCAAAAGAATAGAGATGCAAATTGTGGAATTAAATGGAGACTCGAGTAGAGAAAAAATTTCAAAGTTTGTTAACCAAATGCCCATTCAAGATTCCAAACATTTAAGAAAATTCTTAAGAGAATGTGAACCTAAGTTAGATTTAATAAAAACAATTAGCGCCCCGTCCGGAGAAAAAGTTATTGTAGAAATAACTTTTGGGGTGGAGTTTTTTCGGCCTTTCTTTTCAATCTAAAAGAGGTTTATTAGATGAAATATATTATTTGACAAAATATGCAAATTTCTCTTATTCTGACTTACTAAAAACACCAACATTCGAAAGAAAGTATTTTGTTGATAAATTAATTGAAGAACTTCAAAAAAAATAATATAGTCTAAATATTTATTAAATAAAATGTTCATTACAGATGATTCGGGAAAAGGTAATACGGATAATGTTGAATCCGCAGAAAGTGTAATAGGCGCGGCAACTAAGGCAGTCACACAATTTAAAAATTACGTTGCAGGTACTGATTTAACAGAACTTTATAAAAATATAGAAAAGGTAATGATAGGGTTGCAAGACTCGTCATTGGCGCTTCAAAGAGGTATGGGTGGTGTTGTATCAAACACCGCAAATTTTAGAGAAAGATTAATTGGTGCTTATTCAGATACAGTTGATATTGGAGCAAGTTTTGACGATGTCACAGGTGCAGTAAAAGGTTTGGCTGATGGAATGGGAAAAATTGTTAGTCCATCTAAAGAGACAGTTGTTTCCATGGTAGAATTATCTAAAGCAACCCAAATGTCGACTACTGAAATTGGCACTATGGTTTCTGAGTTGGTTCGTTTTGGAGGAACTCAAAAACAAGCAACCAAACAAATATCCGACATGGCAAAAGAAGCTAGACTTGCCGGATTAAATGGAAAAACGTATACAGCCGAAATATCTAAAAATTTAAAAAATGTTAGTGGATTTGGTTTTAAATCTGGTGTAGATGGATTGAAAAAAATGGTTAAAGAAGCCATGACCTTACGAACAAGTATTGAGGCTATAGGGGCATCAAAACTTGCTGCAGACGCATTAGACCCAGAAAAAGCTATAGAAACCGCGGCCGCGTTTCAGATGATGGGAGGAGCGGTAGGAAAATTAGCGGACCCATTTCAACTTTTGCACATGGCACAAACAGACATGGCAGGATTACAAGAAGAACTTGTTAAATCAACAAAATCTGCATTTCAGTTTAACGAAAAAACGGGTCAGTTTGATATCGCAACACAAGACTTATATAGATTAAGAGAACAGGCACAACTTACAGGTGCAAACTTAGAAGATTTGGTAAACGCAGGTAGAGAAGGTGCAAAATTAGATTTTATTAAAGATAAATTTGATTTAAAAGGATTACCTGAAGAACAACAAGCTTTAATATCACAACTTGCCACTGTTGGTGCTGACGGTAAATTATCTGTAGATATACCTGGATTATCAAAACCTTTAGAAAATTTGACTCCGGATAGATTAAAAGAGGCGTTACAAAGTAACGAAGTAAAAAATGCATTAGAAGAATATCAAAAAAACACATCGTTGTCAGATAGACAAATTGCAGAACAACAACTTACAGTCCAAGAAAAACAAACGGCAATTCAAAATGAAATTAAAATGGCTGTAATTTCTAGTATGAGCGCATCTCAAAGAGAAATTTTTGCCAAAAACATTTCAACAGCAAATAAAGAGGCGTTAGATGCTGTTGTAGAAAAATCAAAAGATGCTGCACCATTTACTGCTGAGGGTGCAGTTGGTGCGTCGGAAACCCAAAAAGGATTGGCTAAAACCATCGATACCTCACTAACTATTGACGATGACACTAAGAAACAATTGAAAGATTTAAAAGATAAAGTTAGTGGAGCTTTTGGAAATGTTACATCTCCGGTTTCAGGTGCGGATATGTTTTTTCCTAGTGGAAAGGCCCCAATGATAATGAATGAAGGTACTTTATATAAAGGAATAATTGGTGATGAAATTGCAGTAGGAACAAATTTGACAGAGGCGTTTAATAAAGCTTCAACCATTAGTGAGTTAATTTCCAACACAGGTAAAGGTGGTACTGCACAAAATATTGATGGAAATTTAAAAATAGATATAAATGTTGGAGGAAGAGTTGATGGTGATAAAAATGCAGACATGAGTAAAATATTTTCAAGTCCACAATTTCAAAAACAATTGATGGATATGGTCCTATACAAAATGAAAGACTATCAAAAACAACAGGGTGTTCTTTAGAAAAAATTGAACTATAATCTATTTATCAAATAAAGTTTAATGGAAAGTCCACTTTCATTCAATTCTACAGAAAACTTTAGAAAAAAATTGTTGGCAAGAAATCTGCCAGCATATCGTGTTGTCAATTTTTTTGGAACAGACGATAAACCCGCTCAAGGTGAATTTACTTACACAGACCTAACTCCCGTTGATTCAACACCAATCGAAATAATTGGAGACAGACAAGAAAGAATATTATTTCCAATAAATCAGTATGGTCCCGAAGATAGTGAAGAATACGGAGACATGGTTCAAATTAATAAAAATCTGAACTACAAATCAAACGAAGGTCAATATGACTTAACAGATACCATCTTAAGTGATTTAGAAACGATTGGTGATAATTCAGAATTATATCACATAGTAAAAAATGTTTACAAACCTCAAAATAATATTGCAGGGTTTGGAAGTTCGGTTTATTTTATTAATGACGACAAAAATATTTTAACAATTGGTGAAGGAGAATATACAATTGTTGATACATTTAACAACTATTTGGAAAGAATAGGAAACCAAAAAGAAATAGATTTAAAAATATTAAATAAATGGGGTGTTTTTGCAAGTGAAGATTTTGGACAAACTGTTTATAATATTAATGATGTATTAACACTTTCATCATTTAGAACACAATCGCCATATTCTATTTCATATACAATTGGAAATGAATTGGAGTTTGTTGGTAATACTCAAGAAGGGATATTATATGCAAGTAATCAATATTTTCCCACATCGCAAGGTGATGAAATTTATGGAACAACTTTGTGGTCAATAAATAATGACCTACAACAATATAGAATAAGTTCTAGTATTGGAACTGGCGAATATGACTTTACAGATACAATTCAAAGTGGATTAGAATTAGAAGGTGTAGATGAGAGACCACAATTATTTAAATTAAATTTATATAGACCTGAAAATGGACAAAGTGAGTTTGAGGTCGAAATGTATAGAACTTTAAGAATATTATTTTTATCACAAGGAAATTATACAATCGAAGACACAGTTTCTAATCGTCTAGAAAGAGTATCACAAGAACAAAGACCAATCTTATTTACAATAAATCAATACGGTTCTGAAACCGAAAGAAGACAATCTGATATAAATCTTAATTTTCAAACAAAATCAAATGAAGGCGAATATGGTTTTCCTGATACTGTAAATAGTGAATTAGAAAATATAGGACAGGTTGTTGAAAATAAAACTTATATAAATAACAAATATGGACCAAGTCCTGCTTTAGGTAGTACTACATCATATGGTGATTCTGTCGTTATAAATGATGATTTATTACCGGCAGATAATGTTGGTCCATATGGTATCGATGACACTATTGGTAGTACTTTAGAAATACAAGCCGGCCAAAGTGAAACACAGGCATATCTATCAAATACATATTCAACAGGAACTGGTTCATATTCTGATATTGATTTTGACAATGAAGTAATTCAAGCATTACAACTACCTTACGCCAATTCAGATAATACGTTTATTTTTCTACCTTCAACATATACACCATATAGTATTTTGTTGCAAAATAATCCAACAGGGTCTGATGGGCCGTTATCTCAAGATTCAAACTTAGCTAAAATAAGTGCAACAAATTTACAAAAGGAGTTTAAATCTAGAATTGCGTTAGAATTATTACAACAAACAGTTGGTAGAGTAAATGCCGTTAGTTCATCAATTGACCCACAAACAGGAGGAATTTCTGCAAAACCAAATTTAGACCCATTTGATGTTTTAGGTATGGCGACAGGAAACATTCCTGTAATCGCTATGAACTATAAGATTACATCACCACCTGATGTTGCGGGTGTACCAACAGCATTGGATGTTGTAGATTTTGCAGGTAGATTGGCCGGGTTATATAGTCCATATTCATATATTATTGGTGAGTTATTTGATTATCCTACAAGAATTAATAATCAAAACACTTTTTTACAAAACACACTTTCTGCATTAGGAGGTCAAGGAGGTCCCATTTTTAACTACAAAGAACCTGCAAATAATAATTCGTCTGAATTGTTGATGACTTATACATCAATTCCAACAAGAAGTTTAATATTTCAACAATTATCATATAACTATTTTAGACCCGACTACGGTAAAGGACTTAGTTTACTTGCACCACAGCCAAAATTTTACATAGGCGATAATAAAAGCTCTATTACAAAATTAGTAACACCTGACGCTTCAGAGTTACCACTTTCAAAGTACAATAAGAATGCATCTTCTTATGGTCCTGTTTTGTCCTACTCAAGCTTAGGAAAGGATTATGAAACAAATCAATTAAATGAAACCAAATTTGGAATCAATAGTCGAAACTACTATAGTGCAGGTGCAGATAAAGAGGGAACCACATTAGTAAATTCTACAGTTTTTGGAGGATTTACATGGACAAGCAGCGATAACTATACTAAACCTGGAAAACTACCACAAAGAGGAGGTGCCGATTTAACACAATGGGGAACACCACCAAGTTATAGAGAAGACGACTCAAGTTCATACAATTTTACACCTGGCTCATTATTAGACACAACTCAAAAATTAGTTGATGCAGGTAACAAATCTCAGTACAAAACTGAACACGTAGGAAACGCAATCAATCAAGTTTCTAAAATTTTTAATGATGGTTATCAAGAATTAACTAAAGGTTCAAGAGTTGTAAGATATTCAACAAAAACTTCAGTTGGTGAACAATCAGAAAATCCAGTTGGATATGAATATTGTAGAGTGTTTACAAAGGATAGGCCCTATTACACATATAGAGAATTACAAAAAACAGATGGTAACATTAGAAAATATCCTGACTCGGTATTAACAAATACATATAACTTAAATATTGTACCTTATAGTGACGCAAGTTCAAGTAGTTTAGACTTTGGAAAAGATAAGGTAAAAAAATATATGTTTTCTTTAGAAAATTTGGCTTGGAGAACATCAAATACTCCTGGATTTACATACGAGGATTTACCAACTTGTGAAAAAGGGCCGAATGGGGGTAGAATTATGTGGTTCCCTCCTTATGATTTATCATTCGACGAAAATATACAAACAGGATGGCAAGACAATACATTTTTAGGAAGGCCTGAGCCAATATATACTTACACAAATACTTCAAGAAAGGGAAACATTAGTTTTAAGATTTTAGTTGACCACCCATCAGTAATGAATGTTTTGGTTGATAGGGAATTAGAAAGAGAAGGAGAAGGTTCAATCACTCAAGTTATAGATTCATTTATTGCGGGTTGTACAAAGTATGATATATATGACTTAATTAAAAAATGGGTAACATTCACACCTCAAGAAATTTTTGAAACTCAAGTTTTAGTTAGAGAAATAACAGAAACTGAATTTATTACAAAAATTCCACCACCAATACCACCATTACCACCGGACCCTTGTTTACAATACGATTATGCTGTAGGAAATAGTGCAACCACTATAAATTATACAGGTTGCGGGCAAACAACACTGACTTCAACACCATTATCAAGTGGTGCGACTGGTACTGTTTGCGTTGAAAAAAATACTGTACCTTATTTTACAAATGCGATTGACGGAACAATTACACCAACTGGAAAACCGTGTAATCAACCATCACCAACGCCAACACCATCACCAACACCCACTACAACACCACCACCATCACCAACACCATCACCAACACCTACTACTACGCCACCACCAACACCATCACCAACACATACCGCAACTCCGGCACCTACATTTACTCCGACAATTATACAACCTAATTTACAAGATATTGGATTTTATTTCCATAATGATTATCCAGGACAAAAAACCGTAAATGGTGTATTTGACCCATTACAAGCCAATAAACCTTTTGATGAAGTTTATCAGGATTATTTAGCACTTAAACAAGGTTATTTAGAAACAGGAGGAACAGACTTATTTGGTAAGACTTTTACTAAGGCTAGAAATTTTATTTTTAAATATAATGACGCTACCTATGCACAATTTACACAAGCACAAATTCAGAATTTAAGCCCCGCAGCACAAACTCAATATCTATCTTCATTCATAGATGCAAGAAAAGATAAAGTTAGTGAATTTTTTAATTATATTGATAGTGAATTTAATGACGCAAAAAAATTGGCAGTTGTAATTGGGGATGCTTTATCACAAGGAAAAAAAGTTAAATTTAGTTTGTCAGGTACCGCATCATCGGTACACAATCCTGACTATAATATAAAACTATCAACAAGAAGAGGGGATAGTGTTAGACAGTGGTTATATGCTCAACCAGCAGGTTCTAAAAAAATTGGGGATTATGCTCAAGACGGAAGCATTGTAGTAAAAGTTCAAACTTATCAAGGTGAGGGGGGCAAGTTAGACCAAGACCCATACAAATATATTGATTGTTCTAAATCATTTAAAAATAATAGTAATGAAGGTGTATCCTCAGTAAACGCAATGGCGTGTAGAAGAGTTAGAATTGTTGATGTTGAAATCCTTGACCCTGTTGATAACACATTAAACAATACGGGTAACGACAACTCTAATGTAAATAACGTAGAAAATAGTGGAGCAAATGGAGACGGAAGTACTTCTGTAGATGGGGATTTTAACGCATCACAAGAAACTAATAATACTAATACAAGTTATTTAACATCTGAAGTGAACGATGATGTTGAATTGGAATCTAATACTCAGACTAAACCACAACCAGTAGAAACTAATAATACTTTTGTCAGTCAGACACCAAATGGGGGCTCACAAAATCAAACACCCGAGACAGTAACAAGAACAAGAACTGAAAGAACAACACAATTAACATCACAAAGAAAAAAAGAACTAACAAAAAAATTAGGTAGAAAATTATTAACTGAGTGTAACTACTTTGATATGATTAAAGATTCTGATGAAATGATTTATAACGGAATAAAACAAAAATTCAAATTTTTTAATCCTGCATTTCACTCAATCACACCTGAAGGTTTAAATTCTAGATTAACATTCTTACAACAATGTATGAGACCTGGCGATACCATCCCTACTGTTAGTGAATCATTAAAAGGTGAAGTTGAACTACTTTTTAATGACGTGACAAACAGCGTATTTGGTTCACCACCTATTTGTGTATTAAGGATTGGAGACTTTTTCCACACAAAAATTGCAATCGATTCGCTTACATTTAAATACGAGGATGGAAAATTCGATTTAAATCCCGAAGGTATAGGTGTGCAACCCATGATAGCTGATGTAAATATAGGTTTTAACTTTATAGGTGCACATGGTCTAGCAGGTCCTGTATCTAAATTACAAAACGCCCTATCTTTTAATTACTACGCTAATACAGAAATGTACGATGATAGAGCTGACGATACTGCTAAAAACGAAACCCTTGATACCTATGACAAATTAATTGAAGAGGAAGCTTTAAATAGATTTGGAGTTGTTGCTAACCCAAGTAATAGGGGCACTCAAAATGACGGAGGGGTTCCAATTGGTACGATGGGGGAACAAAAACTTGATATTCAAACAAGTATTGTAACAGGAAATATCAGATATCAGAATGTAATGCAAAGTTTAGTTGATAAGAGTAAAGAATACTTTGAAGTTGTTGAAAAAACACTTTCCAAAGTTAATGATGAATTATTCATAGGCGGATTACAATTATTAACAAAAGAAAGAGAATATACTTCAGGAAGTTTTAACGCTTTAGGTAGTCCACAATCGTGTACAATTTATGGTAAATCAATAAATATTGAAACAAGAGTCAACAACCTAAAAACTAAAGCAAAAGAAGATGTTGATAACAACGATTGTCCAATACTCGCTTTAGTTGATAACTCTAATTTTAGTGATATACAAATAAGAAAAGTAAAAAGAAGAATACAAGATTTGATAGATGATAAAGCTGGTCAAATTTTAGGAGTATTGGAGGTTAACAATAGTACGATTACCGCGAAAGAATTAGAATGGATAGGTATTGTTGACAAATTGAATTATATTATGAACGGTAATGATGGTTACATAACAAAACAAGGTAATGCTTATGTTTATAATATATCAGGAACCACCCAAATTACTGCACCATATCCACAAGGAGTTACAAATACTTTACAAGAATTAACTCAAGAATCTTATTTAGTGAAAAATGACATTAACGATTTTATACAACAATTAAGTACTTTTAATGTAATTCCATCGGGCAGTTATGAGTACAATGATTCATTTTCTTTTGACACTTATATCCCAAATTACACCCCGGCTAAAAATAGATTCTTCATACTTTTCGGTACCGACATTTTGAAAAAACCTCAAGATTTTATAAATAGTATTATAAATGTGGCAATACCAAATGCGGGTCAGGCCGATAAAGATGCTTGGGACACCTATTTCACAAATATAATTACAACACCACAAACAGGTTTAGGTGCTGATTATTTGACTTCCAAAAATACTCAAGATGCAAATTTGAAAAAATTTAGAGACGATTATTATTCAAACAAATATACAAACTATAGACCTTATGATGTTTCTAAAGAAAGACTTTGTGCGTTAGTAACTAAATTACCACCATTAGCCCCTTCAGATTCTAATATGAAAGACTTATATTCACAAGTTAACTCTGGAGGTAATAAATTTAATTTGAAAAAATCTTTCCCATAATGGATTACTACAATAGATATAAAGACTTTATAATCAACGGGCAACAAACGGTAGTTTTTTATGTAAATTTACCAATTAGACCTACTGACCAACAATACCTTTATTTAGTTGGTAAATCCCGTCTTGATAAAATTAGTTTTGAAAAATACAGTACTCCATATTTCGGTTGGTTAATTTTAACCGCCAACCCTCAATACGGTGGTTTAGAATCAAATATTCCTGATGGTGCTATTTTACGTATACCATTTCCATTAGTTAGTGCATTACAAGACTACAAATCCGCAGTAGATACACATATATTTTATTATGGCCGCTAGATTAAAACAAAATAAAAAAATATTCATAGA